GTTCGATATAGAGTTCACTAGATTTGGTTTCGATAAGATCGCAGAGAGTTGGATAAACACAGAGGAATGATATGGCACCAGTAATAGCATTTGGCGCAGCCGTAGCCGCAAAAGTCACAGTAGCCGCTGTAGTCAAATTCGTTGTAACCACTGCATTGAGCATTGGTGTCAGTAGATTGATTGCTAAACGAGCATTAGCCAAAGCACAAGCAGGTGGCGATGGTGGTGGTCGTGTACAATTACCTCCTGCGACAGATAATAAAATACCTGTAGTATATGGTAGTGCATTCACAGGTGGACCAATCATTGATGCATATCTGACACCAGATCAAAAGACCATGTATTATGTTGTCGCATTAAGTGAAAAAACAGATAATGGTACGATCAGTTATGGTGACATCTATTATGATGGTAAATTAGTACAATTTGGTAGCGATGGATCAGGTGGCACTACAAAAGTCACAGCATTGATCAATAATAATGTCAGTCCAACACAGACTGATACAAGAGTCAATGGATTCTTGAACATATATCTTTACAAGAACGGTAGCACAGGTGCTACTAGCGGTACCAATACTACACAAAACGCATATGATGTGTTTCCTGGTTGGGGCAGTAGCACATATGCTATGACTGATTGCGCATTTGCAGTAATCAAAGTTGTCTATAGCACAGATGCAGGTACTACAAGTTTAGGCTCATTAACAGCACAAGTCAAGAATACTGAAAGTGGACAAACTGCGGGTAGCGGCATCTATAGACCAGGTACTGCACTAAAAGATTACATGATGAACACACGCTATGGTTGTGCTATACCATTAGCGCAGATCGATACTGCAAGTCTTGATGATGTCAATACATATAGCGATCAAACTATCACAGTAACAGGTGGTCCGAGTCCTACACAAGCAAGATATCGTATTAATGGTCCACTAGATACAGCACAAAATTGTTTGACTAATCTACAATATCTTGTAGATACTTGCGATAGTTGGTTGCAGTATAGCGAATTGCAAGGCAAATGGAAAGTAGTTCTTAACAAAGCATATACCCAGACACCAAATGCACAGACATTAAATGATTTATTCTTAGTAAACAGTAGCAATCTTGTTGGTGGTATAGAGATCAGCCCTATCGATCTCAATGAAACATACAATCAAACAGAAGTCGCATACCCAAATTTAAATGTCAAAGATCAGACTGATTATCAGATCATCAATTTATTTGATACTAATCCATCGTTGTTGTCACAAAATGAAGCAGTCAATAGATTAAACATCACATTGCCATTGGTAAACAATGCAGTACAAGCAAAATATCTGGCAGCAAGACGCATATATCAAAGCCGTGAGGATCTTGTCGTCAGTTTCCGTACTGATTATTCAGGCATACAAGTAGAAGCAGGCGATGTAATTCGCATAACACATGAGACATATGGTTGGACAGATAAACTCTTCCGTGTCAGCGAAGTCATAGAAGAAAAAGATACTAATGGTAATCTTTTCGCAAGTTTCAGAGCATTTGAATATAACGCTACTGTCTATGTCGATGATCCTGTAGCCGATTTCATACCTGCATTCAATACAGGATTAAAAGATCCTAATATCATATCAGCACCATGCGATCCAATAATCACTAATTTCACAAATACAGATGGCTTAGTGACAGGTTTTGATGTTGAGAGTTGTGTACCAGAAGAAGGTCTAGTGTTGTATATGGACTTTAATTATGGTAACAATAGCAATGTCTTAGAACATAGATTATATCGCACAGTACAGCAAAGCAATGGTACGCCATTCACTAATAGTCCTGATGTTGCAAATAGTAATGTGACACCAGTCAATATCACAGTCAATGATTTGACTAGCGGCAATTATTATTGGTCTGTGACTGCTAGAAATAACACAGCAGGTAAGCGTAGTGGTAATAGCATAGTCTTTAATTGGGCTGGAGCGAACATACAACCATATGATCCTAACACAGGTAATGGTGGTATCATAGGTAATCAAGTAAAAAGCAATACCATAGATTATAGAACTATGAGTACAGGCATGACCATAGAAAAGGTATTGTTAGATATAGAATATAGCGCCACTGCTAATCTTCCTGCAAATATCACAGGTGTAGTCAATGTACCATTCTACATAGATGGCACAGATGTTGACCCTAATTATTATTATCCATGGTATCAAAATACAAGTACTACTGCTAATTTTTATGTCGCAAATAGCACAGCACCATTTCAACCTGCTAATGCTTCACAGTTAGCCATAACTGATGGTGACGATAATTGGTATTTCTTTGCAGGTGGCGATTTTGGCGCAAATACCATAGCGAACACCGAATATATGAATGTTAGTTTCTTAGGACATTTTACTGCTAATGTTGATTGTACTATACAAACATTAGCAGTTGGTGAATTTGGAAATAGTGGTGTATATCAAGGTACGACTGCTACATTAGGTACACATTTCTTATTTGCTAATATACCTACCGAGATACGAGTAGGTGGTACATTTGTTGGTTCTAATACATTAACAGGTGGTGGTGTCATCATTAGAAATATGGATAGTAATACTAGAGCATATGGTGTTGAAGGGCAATTGGTCATCAGCAAAGGCAAATAATAAGCCACGAATAAATAATATATAGGAATAACGAACATGAGTCTACTTTTAAACGGCGCAAAAACAATGACTTTCGCAGGCACAGAGATGCAATGCCTCGAAATCTATACAGGGGAAGCATATACTTTCCCATTGACATTTACAGATACTAACGGCAATGCTGTCAACTGCAATGGTTGGACATTGAGTGCTGCCGCTAAATTCTATACTGTAGATAATATTACATATGGTATAAATGGACAAACTGATGTAGTAGATTTAGGTAATATCAACCTAAATAACACACAGCCAAACGCTAATGCATATACATTAGTCACAGCATTCACAAATGCTAACGCAGGTACAGGTTATCTATATGTTGGTAACAATATTACAGGTACTGCTAATGTTGGCATACCTAATGTTGCGTTAGCAAATAGTGCCGCAAATAGCACACTAATTATAGTCACATTAAATGTCAGCAGAGCAAGCAATAGCAATGTCAGTTTGACAGACATAAACAGAGAACCATTAGGCTTTGTAGTAAGGTATCAATAACATGGCTGAGATCAACGCCAATTTCGTAGTTCAACCATTTGGTATCACTATCACGCCTGATGCGCCAGGCGTTAGTGTTACTGCGACTCCAACAAATATAGGCGTATACAGTAGCGGTCCCCCCGGCGCAGTAGGCGCTACTGGGCCAACTGGCGCGACTGGACCAAGCGGTGGTCCAACAGGTGCCACTGGTGCGACAGGTGCTACTGGACAATTAGCAGCCACAGGTGCAAATCAACAGATATTGTACAACAATAATGGCAATGTCGGTGGAAACGCAAATTTATCATGGGACAATGCTAATAGTAAATTAAATGTCATAGGTAATGTAAGTGCAAATTTCTTTATAGGAAATGGTAGTCAATTAACCGGTATCGATACCTCACAGATATCTAATGGTACAACAAATGTTAAAGTTTATGCGAATACCATAACTTTCAGCGAAAATGGAAATGCCAATGTTGTCACTATAGGACCTAATCAATTATTAACTGCGACAACAATGAATGTAACTTCATTAGCAAATTTCTTTGGCGCAGTTGGTATGAATGCTTCATTGACAGTTAATGGAAATGTTTCTGTAGATAATAGATTAATAACTGCTTTGATAGATAATTCTGGTGGTCCTAATATTAGTATCTATACACCAACATTATTGTATGGTGGTAATGCCGCCAATTCATTGAGTCCCGGCAATGTCAGTATCAATGGCAATGTAACTGCTGCCAATTTTACTGCTAACACAGGTAAATTTACAGGTAATGGCGCAGGTCTAACAAATCTTAACGCTAGCAATATCAGTGGACAAGTAGCAAATGCATTAGTTGCAGGTACGGTTTATACTAACGCACAACCTAATATCACTAGCGTGGGTACATTAAGCAGTCTTGCCGTCACAGCAAATATCACAGCAGGTAATGTATATGCTAATACAGGTATTATAGGTGCTAATTTACTCACAGGTACATTAACAACTAATGCACAACCAAATATCACTAGTGTAGGTACATTGGGCAATCTGACTGTAAGTGGTAATGCGCAGGCTAATATAATTATAGGTAATACAGTCAATACAAGTTCGTTAGCATATTTCAGCGAACAAATAGAATTATTGGCAAGCAATCTTAAATTTAGAACTAGTGCCACAGATCGTTTGATATTGAATAGCACAGCAGCCAATTTTACTGTGCCTATCATAACTAGTGGTAACATAACTGCAAATAATGCAAACATCACAAACAATGTTGTTGCAAACAATGCAAGTTTCACAGAATGGGCTAATGCTAATAACATAACTGTTACCGCAAATATAACTAGTGGGAATGCAAATTTAGGTAATTTAGTAACTGCTAATTTTTTCAGTGGTGCAGGTAATAATTTAAGTAATATCCAAGGTGCTAATGTATCAGGTACCGTAGCAAATGCGACTTATGCAATAAATGCAGGTAATGCGAATATTGCAAATACTGCAAATACTGCTACGACTGCAGGTACAGTTACAACAAATGCTCAATCAAATATTACTAGCCTAGGTACATTAACATCGTTGTCAGTCGCAGGCACAAGTAATTTAGGTTCTGTAGGTAATGTGATAATAACGGGCGGTACTAATGGTTATGTATTACAAACTGATGGTGCAGGCAACTTAAGTTGGACAGCACAGGTAGGCAATGCTGGCAATGGAACTCCTGGTGGAAGTAATACACAATTGCAATATAACAACGGTGGAGCGTTTGGGGGTATTTCCGATGTTACTTTTAATAATAGCACTAATGCATTTTCAATAACGAGAACTATCAATACTACTAATAAAATTGTAATAGGTAATAGTTCCGTTAGTAATGCAAATAATAGCATTATTATAGGCCGTAATGCCAATTTATATAGCCAATCAAATAATTTTATTGGTATCGGTGCTAATATCACAACCAATGTATCATATCCTGCATCAAATGCTATAGTGATAGGTGGTTTTGCAAATACTATAACAAACAATGCGATAATATTAAATGCATCCGGTAATGCTATTAATACCGCAGTAAGCACTTTATATGTAAAACCAATCGCACAGGCTGGTGATCCTCAGACAACTGTATTATCTTATAATTCATCTGATGGATCTATTTTATATGCCAATATTTTAAGATCACCTAATGTGACAGTTGCAAATTTACCTAATGTATCATATTCAGGTGCAAGATTATTTGTTAATGATGCTAATTCAACTACATTTTATTCTATAGTAGGTGGAGGCGGCAGTAATTATGTTCCAGTATTCAGCGATGGAACTAATTGGCGAATAGGTTGATATAAATATAACATAACACCCTAGACTTGCGAGTTAGCACACTAGGGTCAACAATGCGAGGGAGCAGAGATGGCAAAATTCAGTCAAAACACGCTCAATCAAGTCGGTGGATTTGATGGGCAAGTACTAGCACAAGAACTAGTATATGGTCAAAAAGATTTCTGGAATCTAGTATGGTCAAACATCACTAGTTATCCAAGTGGTTGGCAGACGGGCACTACACCCATAAACTTGACTGGAGCAACGATTGATGCATCAATCATTCGTAGAGCCATCACAAACTTCCGTGACAGCAGAAATGGTTATGACTTCACGATCACAGACTATCCATTAGTCAGTCAGATCACTACTATCACAGCGACAACTACATCAACAAATGTATTGACTTGTAGTTCGACAGCAGAACTATTCATTGGTATGCCAGTGCAGTTCAAAGGTACTGTGTTCGGTGGTGTCGCTATCAATACGACATACTATGTCAAAGAAGTCATAGACGCAACAAGTTTCACAATATCAGCAACTAGAGGCGCAAGCCCAACATACACGCCAGGTGCAGTATTTGCATTATCAACTGCTACAGGCACTATGACTATGAATCGCATAGAAGCATTACCCATAAGTCTATCGATCACTAATCGTGTGAATGCTACAGGTAGTTTCACTATGGTCATTGATGAAGAAACATGGGCGACAATAGGTCGTGATAGTCTACAAGTCACATACAGTGGATTACCAGGTGATCCTGATCTAGGTATCAATGCAACTGATCCTGCTTGTTTCACAGGTCGCATCAAGATCAGTTTCCCTGCTAGTGGAACTACACCTGCTTATGATGAAAGCATATTTCTATTGTTCTTGGTAGCGTCTGACGGCGTATATAATTAAGGAGACATTGACATGGCAAATCAAGTAAGTGTTAATGGCTCAGGCGTAGTACAAGTAAACATAGAACCAACACCAAATGTTGTAGTTCAAGTAGATCGTGCTATAG